TTTAGTTTCAATTTTCTTCATTAAACAATACCTCATTTTATTAATTTCTTTTCAATGTTACTATTATAACATTATATTTGTTCAGAATAAACTAATTTATCTGAATTTTTTGTTTTTTTCTGAATATTTTTTAATTAAGTAACTTCAATTATCTGAAATAATGGAATATATCAAAAAATACTTAATTTTTAAATTTGATAGAAAACTATTAAATGTCTTTAAATGCTATCCTAACAGCATTTACGACCTTTTGACATTCATTTTATAAGTTTATGAAATGAACATTTTTTATAAGTATTTTAATGCTTTTTGCGCAAAAATTGCGCATAATAAAAAGCCCCTTATTTTGGGGCTTCATTTTATCTTGTATTGTGTAGTAAATTTAACCAAAATTCATTTTTATTAACTACGTCGTCATATATGCTAAAGTAAAATTGATAATTTCTATCTAAGTCTTCGTCATCAAAATTTACTTGAAAAACTAGTTTCTCGTAGTCTTCTTCTTCTAAATGTCCTAAGTGGCTTTTTAACTCGTCTACACTGTAAGATGTTGTAATGTCGTTTGGTTTGTCTTCGAACCAAAAATCAACCCACGCTTCGTCTTCTAAAACTAATTCATTTACTATCACCATCATTTTATCATAATTTCTCATTTTTAGTTCCTCCGAATATCTAATTAATTTTTTTGCGACTTGTAATGTCATATTCTCTATTTTTCTTTTAGCATTTCTGTAATCTGATATCAATGAATATGACACTCCCGAATCTTTTGCTATCTTGTAACTACTAATTTCACTATTTAAAAGTTCTTCTATTTCTTTAATTAGTTTGTCAACCATATACTAACCTTCTTTTTTATTGAATTTAAGCCATTTTTATGTTATTATTATCTTAGTAGCGAGGTGAAGTGGCTTAGGACTTCACCTTGGTTACCTTACGTTTTTTTAGAAGTTCTAGTCTTTGATTAGAGCTTCTATTTTTTCTTTAGCTTCTTCTAATGTTTTGCTATTCTCTAATTTTTCTAGCACAAACTTTAGAAGAGTTTCTTTGTATTCAGTAAATTGTTTATCTGTCATACCTTCCATTTTTTTCTCCTTTCTGTTCCTCTGCCAACTTATATTAATAGTATATCACTTAATCGATATATAGTCAATATGTATTTTAAAACTTTTTAAAAAATTGCATAAAAAAATAGCCCCCACAAAAAGTGAGGGCTTGTAAGTGTTTTTATCCTTTGTTTTTGTAGGTTGAAAGGATATGTATATTTTAGCACAAACTGATTTTAAAATCAATCTAGAATACACTTGCTTCTATTAAATATTCATCTTCAATCCATTGATCGCTGTCCTTATAATTAACTCTAGACCAACCGCCTTTTTTTTCATACACACGTACTCTAGTACCTGCTGGGACAAATTCCTTATCCTCGCTATCTTCTGTTGGTTGGCTTTCAAGAATGTAATCAATGCTTACTGTTGCTTCGTAATATGGTTCATCTCTTTTAGCAAGTTCAACATTTTCATCTAATATGCTCTTCTCAACTACTGGCGGTTCAGTCACATCTCCAGCTAATAGTTGCTTAATTCTATTAATGAAATATTGTCTACATGCTTCAGTTCCTGCTCCATTATATGCTCCACCATTTCCGTGTAATTCCATACTTCTATGTGGGCATGAAGTCGCACTAAATTCATGATGTAACTTAACTGTATCTTCATTGATAGGTAATCCACGACTTTGTAAGACTAAACCAGCTAATAATACCGTTGCGTCTTCGTTAGCTATAAAATCACTGTCAGAAGCGGACATAGATTGACAAACTTCAAAGCCTATAAAATTAGCGTTTCCATACCAGTTGGCTGTATGCCACTCTTGATGGTCAGTAGGTTGAAATACATACACATCATTTCTATCTACATAGTATGCTGCAAACCCCCTGTCAAGCGTTCCATTGTTTACTCTATCGACTAAAAAGCCGTCATATTGTCTAGCACTTAGTGATCCCCCATCGTTGTGAATTACTACTCCTAGTATATCGTTTTTAGGTGGAGTAAAGAATACTCCGTTTTGAAAATAATCGCTATAAATTTCTGCCATTGTTTTTATCCTCCGTATTGTTTAATTAATATAAAAAAGACTAGATTATGAACCTAGTCTTCTATGTTTTTTCTCAACTTTTCTGCGTTTTTCTCAACTCTTCGTTGACAATTACAAAAAGAACCCCTGTGTCAGTCGTAACTGCCTATATAGGAACAGGGGGATTGATATATCAAATTATATCATTATTTCTCTGAATTATCAATTTTAGAGTTATTCCCTACAGTTTGTCTGTAAATTTGATGTACACCAACAGCACCAACTCCAAGTGTTATCGCTGTTGCATCTTTAAATAGGATAATTCCTATCAGTCCTCCTAACACTCCTAGAAAGTTTGGTATCATTTCATTAGGGAAGAATTTGGACTCTTTTAAAAACTTCCCTAACATTCCAAGTAATGTTACTATTAAGAATACTAACGCTGGTTGTAATCCTTGTAATTGTTCCATTTGTTTGTCCTCCTTAATGTAAGTTTGTTGGGAACGGTTCATCGGTAATATAAGAGAATTCGTTAATATATACGGATTTAGAAACCGATAATTCTACATCAATACTTAACTCAACTGTTATACGGTTGTCAGATACATTTGTAATAATTCTTCCCAATTCTCGATTATTTTTTGATGAAAAAATAGGCGAATTATTTGTAACTGACCCAAAACCACCACTAATTTCTTTATCTAGTATAGAATAGATGTTCTCAACAATAATAAAATCACCGTTTTCATTTCTAAATCTAACGTGCACAGTATTTGCGATACGTCTAATTTCTACAATATTTTCAGCGATTGCATTTTCACCACTTACTTTTAACCACCCAGTATCTTGAATTTGAGTTCCACCTGTCGTTGGTCTATTTTCTAATGCCTGTATCCTATTCTTAACATCGGTATCATCATATTGGGTTGTTAAATAACCTTTTTCAGCTAATTCAGTTTTTGTAACAACATTATCTTTGAATGAGTTAAATTCAGCTTTATTTACACTTATATTTCTCAACACTTCTAAATCGCTAGTAGTAACAAGGTGTGAAAGTGGTTGGTGTTCAGTTAAATATCCCTTACTGTTAAGTGCTTCATCAGTTACATAACCTTTACTGTTTAGTTCTTCTTTTGTAACTAAATTGTCTAATGGTTGATGTTGTGTTAAATAGTTTTTGCTTTCAAGAATTTCATTAGTAATGAAGTGTGACGTATCTACAGTCTCGCCAGCACCACCTACTTCTCTTATGATATTTTTTAACTCGTCTTTTGGTACAACTTCAGCGAAGTTTTTGTTTGATAAGAAAGTTACTTTGTTATTAATATCATTTTCAACATCAGACAATGTGTATCCATCAGGCAATGAATTTGCTACTGAATACATAACAACATCTAAGTCAACTGTTTTTTCATTACCAATATCTCCTTTAAACACTTTAGGAACAAGACTCGATGGATTTAGATAAATCTTTCCTGCGTCTCTAGCAACGTTTCTAGGATTTATAAAAGAAACGTGTTCATCTAATGTTTCCTTAAGCGTGTCTGTTCTATATATTTCATATAAAGTAGCAGGTGTAGCATCTGCTAACTCCTCTTTAGTTACAAAATTAGAAGTATCAACACTACCACCAGTTGTTGGTTTATTCTCCAATGCTGTAATACGTTCATTTAATGGAGTATCATTGTATGGTTGCGGTATTTCAGATTTTAGAGCGTACGGTGTTAAATCTTGATGTTCAGTTAGATATCCTTTACTGTTTAATTTCTCATCAGTAACAAAAACAGAAGTATCAACAGCAGGCTTATTTTCAAGTTCAGTAAGTCTGTGTTTTACTTCTGTGTCATCATATTTAGTATCTTTATCTTCTTTAGTTTCTAACGCTACAACACGATTTCTTAAATCGCTATCGTCATACGCTCCACCTTCAATGGCTTTACTTTCTAAAGCCGTTACACGTTCCTTAAGAGGTGTATCGTCATATACTGTGTCTTTATCCGTTTTTTGTTCTAGCACTTCAACACGTGCTTTTAAATCGCTATCGTTGTATAGTTCTGACTTCTTAGCGTATTCTGTTAAGTCTTGATGTGTTGTTAAGTATCCTTTACTCTCTAATTCATCTTTAGTAACTAAATGTGAAGTGTCAACTGTTGGTTGACTATTCCTAACCTCGTTTAATTCATCCTTAGTAGCTAGATTACTTACATCTGAAATGTAATGTCTGTTCTCTAGTTCCTCTTTAGTCACAAGGTTGTCAGCTAATGGTTGACTACCACTAACGTTAGCTAATTCTTGTTTAGTAGCATAGTTTGATAAATCTACAGGGGCTTTATTCTCAAGCGTTGTAAGTCGTTCTTTTACTTCACTATCATCATATACTGTATCTTTATCAGTTTTTAATTCTAATGCTAGTACTCTATTTTTTACTAATTCAAAATTAGTATTATCCACGGCATCAGTTTTTTTAGCGTAAGTTTCTTCAGCCTTAACTTCAGTTAAAAGTCCTTCTGTTGCTATCCCACCAACATTTTTTAAAGCTTCCTGCAACTCAGTTTTTGTCACAACGTCTAATCTGTCAACAATAACAGTATTGTTGATAAAACGTTCCTTAACTTCATAACGACTTATTTTATCAATTTCAGATACTTTTACTTTGAATTTAAATCTGAATGTGTCAGAAGTTCGTTGTTCTTCATCAAAGTAAAGATAACAAATAACCGTTTCATTTTGAGTAATTAAAGTAGTGTCAAACGTTACTTTTACTTTGTTACCTTCTACCGTTCCAGTAGTTTTCCAGATTTTATTACTTTCTGTAAATTTGAATAAAGCTGTAACTTGTTCAGTTGTTAGTGTTTCATTTAATATCTCAAACTCAAATGATCCGTTATTTTTATCATGAGAATATAATTCTGAATAACTATCTTCAGTTTTTCTTTCTCTTGTAGTGTTGTTAAATTCTAATTTAATTAATTTTTTCATTTCTTATTCCTTTCCGTCCAGTTCATCTCGTAGTTTCTCAAGTCTTTTTCTAATACCAGTTGGAAATGGTACTCCTAAAGCACTTAGATTTTCGATTAAACTTAGACAATAACTTAATGTAAAAAATAACAAGAAAGCTGTTGCTATCTCGTTAAAACCTAAATATAGTAGATATGGATATACAGTTATACACATCACACATACAATGATATGTTCAATCAGTCCACGTCTATTTATTGTTGAATTTAGTGTCTTTGTGACGAAAGCTTTGGCTATACCTGTTAGCACATCAAAAAATACAACAAGAGTAAAAGCATGAATGTATACATCTTGCACTAAATGATAATAGCGTTCGGCTAGTTCTGGTAGTGTAATTTCCATTAATCAAACTCCTTTCTTTTCAAAATAAAAGAGGGCTTTAAGCCCCCTCTTTTGCTAGGTGTTCTAAATCCATATCGATTAAGCATTCTTTAACTTTTTCTTTCAAAAAGTTTGGTACTTGTGCAAACGTACGTTTACCTTTTGCGATATTAATTGCGAATAGCATTGCCATCATTACTGTCACCTCCTTCACTTGAATTTTTAGGTTGTGAATTATCTTCATGGTGTTCATCCTCCAAACTTCCACTCATTTGTGTAATTAAGTCCATTAGTGATCCTTGTGTAATTTCAAGTTCTTTTTTCAATTTATCCAACTCAGCTAGTTTAGTGTCTAGTACTTTAAGTTTTTCATCAACTTTAGTAAATCGTTCATTCTCAGCACGATTAGGGAATGTATCTTGATAGAATTGCTCTAATACTAAATTAACTAAATCATAATCAGAATGTTTAGATAAGTCACCATCTAAATTTTTAGTGATAATAATCGACATATCTTCATTTGTAATTTGAACCCTTGTTTTTGGGTTATCGATACCAAGTTCAAAGCCATTTTTCCAAGCTAATTTAAACATTGTTTTGTTCTCCTTCCGGTTTAGGTTTAGTTATTGCGTCCGTTAACTGTATAAGTTCACGTCGTTGCCACTCTGTTAAAATTTGAGATAAAATCCCAACCATTACAAAAGGTGGGACACCATTTTCATTTCCAGTGATCTCGATAAATTTTGTAATATCATTTTTTGCATTTGTAAATTTTAATTCTATAGGTTCATTCATTCTTTTATCCTCCAATTAATATTCCGTTTTTAAATGTTAAGTTTCTAGTCCACCAACGAATACCACCATCTCCAGTATTTTCTATATTTGAAACAACTGAAATAGTACCGTTTAATCCATCCATTATGTTGAACCAAGAAGTCCTTGTTTTAAAATACCAAATCTCATTCCATCTGAAATTAGTATTGCAACCAGCGTTAAGTGTGTCCGCGTAAGTATCACCAACTGAACCTGATGTGTAGTACCATTTCCATGTGTAAAAATTATCCGTTCGTTTTTGCTTATAAGCCCAACCCATAAACCATCCATCGTACTCTAGGTGAAATTGTATACCTTTTTTATTATTATCCTTTGCATAATAGCCTGTCCCCATATTTCCAAGGTTGTAACCATCACGCCAAAACGTATAATTTCCATCATCTATTCTTGCACGCAAATTATTTTGTGTGGTGCTTCCTTCGTAAAAGTTCAATCCTCCATTTTCAAATTGAACATAATTTGAAATACTGTTCCATGCAACTCTCACATAATAAGCATTTTGGGAAAGTGTAGTTCCGAAATTACCAGTATTAACAGAACTTTCAATCCTATCCGATAAGACTTTTAATTCAGATTTAGACACTAAATTCTCAAGATCTTGTTTATTAGCAAAATTATTTGAAAGGTACGCGTTAGTTGGATAATTAGTTAATTTCCCTTCAATTTCCTTTCTAGCACTAAGCGTTACCGCCTCTTTACTCTGGTCTATCATGCTACTAATATCAATTAATGAGTTTTGTGTTGCAAGTGTAACCCCGAATCTAACTTCATACAAACGAACGTTAATTAAATTTAATGAGTTTGTAGAGTGAAATATATAAAAAGTATCATCTAAATGCGCCTTAAAAATATACTCGTTATCTTTTAGTTTCAACTCTTCTGTAAACTGTTTAGCTCCAAAAGAATAAAGAGCAAGGGTTCCGTTATCACCACTTGCGAACCATTTGTCAGCCGGTAAACTTGCTAAGTCGAACTTCACTAAGAAATACTTACCTTTTCCGTTATTTATGTTATGGTTTATTTTATAAGAATAAAACCCCGACTGTTCTCTCTTAGCTGTATCCATTGAAACGAATCGGTTGTTTTGTTCTATAAATTCCCTGTAATCACCTTCGTATATTTCGACGTTGAATACTTTCGAAAACTCACCTAATGGATATATATTTACTCTTGTTTGTTCGGTGGCATAATCAACAATCCAGACATTACGCCCACTTTTTAACCATTGTTCACCTCCGCCACTCTTAGCACCGTAAACCTTTGTTTTTTGGTGAACTTCGACTTTTTCTAAACTAACATCAACTATAACCGTGTATTTAGTATTAGCTTTCAACGACGGTGAGACGTTGAAGTATAAGTCGTTACCTCTTTTAGATTTATTATTTGAAAAATCTTCGGTACATAAGTTAGGTGTATTAATTATAGTCTTTATTTCTTTGCTTTTAATCTCACCAATTACAGATTTGAAACTATCTAAGGTACTCTCAAAAGTTTTAAATTTCTTAATCGTTTCTTTAATGTCTTCAACATTTGGCACGTTGTCTAATCTTGCATCAGAAATAATTTGTAAACCTTTATAGCTAACTATGGCTAAAGCAAATAACGGCGTTCCGTTTTTCTCACTGTTACTCCAAAAACCATAATCTACCGTGTTATCCCTTAGTACTCTAACATTTTCTTGAGTACGCCAGTCGTTAATACCGCCCCCAACATATTTAATATTGGCGTTGAAATCTCGAATTTCTTTTCCATCGTAATAAACGACTAGGTTTAATCTGACGTTGCTTGTTACATTGTTTATGTAATTACCACTAAACCATAAATTAGCGGTTAAGCTGTGACCTTGTAAGTCTTCTATAGATGGTGACCAACCAAGAGGAGATGACTGATCGTTTTTTAATTCTTTTAAATATAAACCGCATAAACTGAATTTAATCCCATTATTAACTTCGTTTTTTTCAACTCGGCATTGTGACCACCCCGTTTGTGTTACTGTGAATCTAAATGAATAGAATTTCCAAGCCGTAGTCAACTTAAATGGTATACTGTTAATATTGTATTGTGCTAATGGTTGTTTCGCTGACGAACTTGCCCAACCGGGGCTGAATAATATTCTGTCAGTATCTCGACTACCTTTAGCAAAAAAACCGAACTCATACGTTTTACCTTTTTCAACTTTTACATTTTGCCATAACCCGTTAAATTGGTATATTGTCGACTTAACCGCAAAGTCTTCGTATCTTTCGATTTCATCAATCCATACTAGATTTTTTTGAAAATTATCCGGTGACGCAAATTGACTTTTTACGAACTCTTTAGTTCCATTTAATAAATTTAATTCAACGTTACCATCTCTACCGTCTCGTCCGTTGTTACCATCTCTACCATTTTCACCTTTAATTTTTACCCATTTATAACGTCGATAATCGTTACTGTCATTAATTTCAAAATCAGTGTAAGTCCCGATGTATTCCTTGCCGTTACTATTAGTGGTACTAAAATCACGATCACCTGTCGCACTATTAGCATAAGCCGTGTGCAAATAGCTAGTTCTACCATCTGAACCTCGAGCACCCGGCACACCTTGTTGACCATCTTCACCCTTAATCTTACTCCAAGTATAAGCTGACGGTGTGGTTGGAGCTGTCGCACTAGTACCAGTATAAATTCCTATATACTTTAAATTTGAGTTGTCACTCATCGGTGATCCATTGGCATTGTCACTGTACTTACGGTAGATGTAACTACTTACTCCGTTACGCCCATCTTCTCCTTTGATTTTTACCCATTTATACTTTCTATAGTCAGTACTGTCAGCAACCTCAAAATCGCTGTAAGTTCCTATATATAGTTTATCGTTACTATTTGTTGTGCTAAAATCCCTATCACCAGTAGGACTGTTAGCGTAAGCTGTGTGAAAATAAGGTGTACGACCATCAGCACCTTTAACCCCAGGAGTTCCGTTTGCTCCGTCCTCACCTTTGATTTTCGACCATAAGTAACTGCTTGCTGTTGTCGGTGGTGTCGGGTTTGTTCCTGTATATATCCCTATATACTTACGATTAGGATTATCATCCATTCCATATCCACTTGAATAGTCGCTATATTTTCTATGAATGTAACTACTTACACCGTCACGACCTCGTAAGTCTTCGTAAGCTGGTGACCAGTCCGTAGCGGTGTCACCACGTTCTAACTTGATATTGTCAATATAAAAATTGATAAGTTGTCTTACGGTAGCATATATCATCACACGACATTTTCTTATTTCATTTTGGACTGTAAAAACCATAGAAATACGCTTGTATTTTCTAACCTCAAAATTTTGTGTTGCCAAGTCTATTGTTTGCCATTGTTGTGAAACTATAGCGTCCTTATCGTCCATGTAATGTAAAGCTAATCTTAATGGTGCATTTTGTGTCAATGCGTCCTTACCTAAGTCCATACTTAAGGTTAACTTATCACCTTGCTTAGCTACTAAATTAAACGGAACACTAGAAAGCCCCTTATAATCAGCATTAGAAGTCCCCCAAATATGCAATCCTCTTCCAAAATTAGTATTAGCATGGTCAAAACTGTGATTTAAACCACTATTTGTTAATTTATCTTCCCATTTTTCAAACCCTTGATTAAAATTCGAATTAGGTAATAGATTTTCATTTATAGACTTACCATCCGCACCATCTCTACCATTATTTCCGTCTACACCATCTCTACCATCTTCTCCACGAATCTTAGTCCAGCTATACTCACTAGCGTTAGAAGGTGCTTGTTGTTTATCACCTGTATATATTCCTATATATTTAAGCGTTGAGTTGTCGTTCATGTTACGACCGTCTGGGTAGTCACTGTATTTTTTATGTAAGTAAGAACTCTTTCCTTTAAGCTCTTCTTTAGTAGGTAAGTTTTTCTTAACTTCTCCTACTATTTCTTGCACCTTGCCATTTACGACTGTTTTTACCGCTTCATTAATGGCACTTTGTTCCATATGAAATTCCCCTGTGTCTAAATCCCAATAACTTCGACCGTCAGCAGATTGAATACGACCAGCTTTTAACACACCTGTGTTAATTAAATCTAGTGTCGCTCCTCTTCCATCAAGAAACGTTCGCCAATTCCATTCACCTGTTGGTTTTTTACTGTTAGCTATCGCAATTTTACCAGCTCCCATATAAACTACTTTAGTAGGATTTTGATCGATAGGTTTATCGAATGAATAATATCCAGCAGGTACTTTATATTCATTATCGGCTTTTAAATCATAGTTATAACCATCTTCATTAATTAACTTATCAGATAATCTTTCACGTATCTTATCAAGCCAATAAACTGTGTCATCTTGAAAGTTCTTCATCTCTTTAGCTAATTCAATAGTTCTACTGAACGGAGATGTAGTCACCTTATCACCTATTCCAAATTCAGTTAGTTTATTGTCAACTAAATTTCTTTTAACTTTAAATACTCTTGTTTCATATTTAATTCCTAGTTTAGGATTAAATATCCCAACAGTATCACCTAATTCAAGATTACCAACGTTTAAAACTTTAGCACTATACTCTACTTGCATTCTACTATTTTTTTCAAGCCATTCATAAGAAAGCCTTAATAGTTTTTCTTTATCCGCTTCATCTTGAAATTCAACAATTTTAATACGTGGTTTAGTACCTTTTTCAAAGCCATATAATTTAGTCATAGCTGGTATTTCTACGTATTCTTGACCTACAGGTTTATCAACTGGCTGACCACTTGTTCTTCTCCATTCAACATCTTTAAATGATATTCTACGACCATAACCACCTGTGTCAGTCTCTTCACCTTTACCACGGCCCACAACGGCTGTATATATCGCTCCTTGTGACTTCTTCTCGCTAACTGTTAGTAAGTCTCTACCGTGAACGAATACTTTTCCGTTTCTTGCTCCTAGTCTAGTAAAAACATCTAAATATCTACCTGTTATCTTACCTCGACTAAATTCTAATCGTGGCTTAATCTCAATCTGTGTAGCTTCAATTAGCTTGCTTATTGCTTCTTTACGTGTCACATAGTAGAAGTTACCTGTATATCTTCGTTGAATGTTAACTGTTCCCAGTTGCCAACGTGAACCATCTAATATAGTTGTCAGTACTCCTACTAATTCTCTGTTAGTTGGTCTGAAATCTTTCACGTATCCGTCACTTTCCATATCATCAAAGAAAGTATGAACACCAACTATTTTCACATCAGTAGTGCTAGTTTTTGTTACATGATCTATTTTATACATATGAAATATTCTATTGTCTGAATAATCTTTATGTCCTATATAAGAGGCTTTCTCAATTAATTCAGAATACACCACAGTACATTCTATAGTTTGAATTTTATTTATTTCTTCGTTCTGAATACCTTCTAACGGGCTTACTGTTCCTATTAGCTTTTCATCGTTGTTAAACAGAAATAATTTCATTAATACATCCTCTCTTTCGTATGAATTTCTAATACTCGACTGTTACTGCAAGTAATAACATCACCTTGTTTAACTGTAAAATCAAAGTCACTTTCCACAAAATCAATTAATTCACTTCTTACCGTTGTATTTAATTTCAACGGATAATCTTTGTTCAAATCAATCTCAAGCACATCACCAACGGCAAACGAATTATGATTAATTATTATCTTTTTAGTAGTGGTTTGATTTTTAATTATTACTTTATCGCTAACGCTATTTACAATCACTTTAATGAGTTCTGGTGTGAACTCATTTCTATTGTTAGGTAGTTTAGTAATAGTAACGTTGTTTACTCCTGTGTCTTTGTCAACAGCTTTGTATTTATATGGATCTAAACACAGGAACGTGAAGGTTGATACAACACTGTTTGATGTTTCTTCTATGTCGTTACCTTTTTGCAAGATAGCTTTATATGAATAATCTGGTTCATCTGTGAATTTTAATATCTTTGGTTCATCAGTTTGTAATAACATATTTAGTTTATTGAATTTTTTTCTAAACTCTTCATTAGTTGTTGCTTTTAACTGGAATTTAACCACAATAGCTCTAACTTCTAAATTGCCATATAGAAAATATTTTCCGTCCGTTCCTGGAATATCAGTTGAGTTTATATTCTTACTTAACAAACCTCGACCACTTACTGCTAACGTTCTAAAACCTTCTAGATTTATATCGATATTCACACCATTAAATATAGTTTGAATAGAAGAGTGTAATTGCTCTCCTATTTCATTAGTATTAATAAAATTGTACATTTACACTCCTCCTAAATTGAATAAACTTCTTCTAATTGTATTGCTTCACCGTTTACTTGATTAATATCACTCACAAAGGCTCTAAAGTCCTTATTACCTAATTTGAATGTAATTACCATAGGTTGCGAACTAATAGTATTTTCAACATTTAAAGCTTTACTTTGATTAATATTAAATCTTGACTCAATAGCACCTGTGATACTTTGTACTTTTGCCATAGTTTTATCAAATCCATTATCTAAACCTCTATTAAGCCCCCCCATAATCTCATTACCAGCTGGAATTAATAAACGTCTATCGTATTCAATAGGTCCTTTATGGTCTCTAATCCATCCAGCAATTCCACTAACAAAACCTTTTACGCTTTCCCAAGCAGATTTTAATCCGTTTAAAAATCCGTTCATGATAGCACGTCCAATATCTGCTAAGTTGATATTTCTAAGCGTATTAAAGATATTTGTAACTCTACTTACTAAACTTTGAACTCCGTTTTTAAAAGTATTCCAAGCGTTTTGAGCTGCATTAACAATTCCTTGAATGATACTTACTACGCTTGACTTAATAGAATTCCATGTGTTTACTGCGATACTTTTAACAGTATTTATTAAAGTTGTAAAGAAAGATTTGAACCCCTCCCACAACGCTTTAATTCCGTTAACTAGTCCAGTTACAATTGTTGTCACCGCTGTTTTAAGTGCATTCCAAACAGTTGAAGCGGTAGTTTTTAGAAAGTTCCAAATAGCTTCTAAAGATGCTTTTAAACCTTCCCATGCATCTTTTATTAATGCGACTGTAACTCCGACTATTGCTGTTATTATGAATTTAATGCCCTCCCAAACCATTTGAATAGCTGCCTTAATAGCTTCCCAAATCATCTGTAAGTCTTCTTTAAGTTTAGTAAAATTACCTGTTACTAAATCAATAACAATTAGCACTGCTCCTAACACAATTGCTTTAATGAATTCCCAAGCGCCTTGAATAACCATTTTCACACCTTCCCAAACGGCTGAAAGACCTTCTTTTAAGATATTCCATGAATTTATAAAGCTGTCTATAAATGGTTGGACTACTGCGGAAATAGCACCGACAATATAATTCCATGCAAACGTTGCTGCAAAAGAAATTATATTCCATACTGCTTGTAATAAAGCTACTGCACTATTCCATTTATCGACTATCCACTGAACCACAGTTTGTACTCCAGTTTTCAATCCTTCCCACAATGTACTGAAGAAAGTACCACAAGCACTCCACGCTGTTTTGATAGCTTCCCAAGCTGTAATAAATGCTTGTTTGATAGCATTCCATATAGCTATAACTGCATTTCTAAAACCTTCGTTAGTATTCCATAGATAAATAATTAAAGCGACTAACGCTGTAATCGCTGCAACTATAAGTACAAATGGATTAATTGCCATAACCGCATTTAAAGCAGCTTGACCTATTGTCGCAGCTTCTTGTGCTGTTTTGAATTTTGTCAATGCTTCTCTTGCTAATTCAATAGCGGTGGTTATCATTAAAGCTGTTCTAAAACCAACAAACGCCCCAGTCAAAGCAACCACAATAGCTTTATTATCACTTAACACACTAAATAAACTAGTTATTCCGCTAACAATCGGTGGTATAACTGTTTTTAACACACTTAATCCACCTGTTACAAATTCACCTATACTATTTATTATTCCAGTGATCTTATCTTTACCAATGGCATCTATTATTTCATTAATCTTCGTGACAATACCTGCTTGCATATTCCCTACTGCACCTTCAATAGTTTTAGTAGAGGTTGCCGCTTCTCTTGCAACGTCTGTCATACCTAAATCCATAATAGCTTTGTTAAATTCTTCTGCACTAATTTTCCCTTGTTCTAACGCTTTTCTAAAGTCTCCAGTATAAGCTCCATTTTGTCTTAAAGCTTCTTGAATTTTACCACTAGCCCCAGGGATGGCATCAGATAACTGTCTCCAGTTTTCACCAGTTAATTTACCAGCAGAAGCTGTCTGAGTCATTACCATCGCTACTGATTTGAATGTATCAGCATTACCTCCAGCAACTGCATTTAAATTACCTGCCGCTTGTGTTAGTGCATCATAATCTTTAATACCGTTTGCTGCTAACTGTGCTGTAGTATTTGCTATTGTATCTAAATCATACACAGTGTCATCTGCATATTTCCTTACACTTGCTGCACTTTTTTCTATCGCACTATTATCTAATCCAGCAAACTGCATTGTACTTTTGAACTTATCCATCGCATCAGATGCTTTGAATGATTCACTAATCAAACTACCTATATCACCAGTAACTTTAGTAATAGCACTTGCCGCTAAATTTGCTAATGCCATAGCTTTGAATGTACCACCGATTTTCTGTCCGCTTTGTTCACTCTTACTAGCTTTAGCATCAAACTTATCTAGCTTTTCGTTAATAGCATCTAACGTATGAGTAAAACCTTTATCCACCGCAGATAATATTGCTTCTACTGAATATTGTTCTGCCATATTTTTTTCTCCTTTCTACATATTTGCTTTTAATAGTAAATCGCTTAATTCTTCATCTTTGATAGTAGGTACTATTTCACCAGTTATTTCTCTATATTCTTTTTCATAGTCGAAAAAGTCTTTAAAACTTCCGTACACATATACTTCTTGCTTACCTTTCGTCTCTGTTCGTTTAACTACACGATTTAACCATGCTTGCTTGTGAATTAAATGTTCTTCATCTAACAACCTTAATTGAGCACCTTTCATTAGCAAGTTATATTGATTAAGCGTGAGTATATTTATTTCATAGATACTTGTGATACCTAGATACCTTGCACAATTTACTATTATTTCTTCGTATGTTTCTTTGGAGTTTTTAGAGTTTATGCTTCCTGTGGATTCTCTTCGTTCTGTTTCTTCAGATTTTCCCTGTTCTGTTTCAGAATTCTCTTTCCCGCATTACTTTCTTCTAATGCTTTGATTACTTCATCGAATAATGCTTCGATGTCTTCGTGTTCATCGATAAAATTATCAATTTCAGTTTGTGTTGGTCTTTCTTTTTCTAGAAATGTTCCTGCATATAGGACATCAGACAGACTTGCCACATCTCCTCCTAGAATTTCTGGTATTTTCATACTTAAAGACATACCCAGCTTAATTCCTTTAGCTTCTAATGGATGATTTTTATCTAATTCACGTACAAAACCAACTCCAAATTTTACTTCTACTGTTTTATTTTCGTTTAATCTTAATTGCATATTGTTTTCCTCCAAAAAAATAGCTAACCAGTATTTCTACCAGTTAGCTTTGTTTAATTATTCTTGTGTTGTATCAACGGTAGTGTCTTTAAACACATACTGAACTACTTTAGCTTGTTCATCAGTTAATGTTGCATAACCGTTCTGGCCTTCACCGTTAATTGAGAATTCAAGCTCTAGCTCTACACTATCTTCTGAGTTAGGATTAGTACTAAATTTAGTTACATACCCTTGATAGTAAGTAGCTTTATATTTATTAGCTTCATTTTTCTCAGCTTTATCGATTTCCCAAATTTCAATGATTTCACCTTTTAGTAATGCATCTTTTAATTCATCAATATGTTTATCACCTTTAGCGGCAATTGATTTAGCCGAAAAATCATACTCAACCGCACCTAAATTTTGGATATTTCCATCTTTAGTTTTTTGGGGATCAGAATCTCTACTAATCTCATTACTGTGTTCAGTTTGAAAAGCTAATTTAAAAGCTGCTTCTGTTTTAGCATTCTTTAATAATCGATATAAAAGGATTATATCTATACCTTTTTTAGCTTTATAAGTTTTTGTTGCTTCTGCCATTTATTATCTCCTTATCTTAAATTAAATTCTAATTCAATAACCACCCTTTTAAGAGGCGTTACTGTTGTTCTATCGTCAAGTATTCTGATATTACTTGAATTAATATTTAAACTCCACGAATAACCGTCTGTATGCTCTATTCTCAAACATTTTTCTAATATAGCATTTGCCATAGTAGATACTTCTTTTCGTTTTGTTTGTAACCCCCACACAGATAGTGTAAGACTTACACTACCTTTTACATCTGTTTTATTAATAGCGTAACTAACAGATGTATCTTCCATTTCTACAAATGGATAAGGTACTTCATTCATCGGTTTATAATCGTAGACTTCATAACCTAAATTCTTACATATCTTGAATACTTCATCAAAAATACTTTGTTCTCTAGTTTTAATCATGTTAATTTTTTCAAGTCATTAACGAACTCTTTCTTAACCTTTTGGAAAGCAGGTTTAACGAATGGTTGTTTATCCATAAAACGTGTACCGTATTCAACGTACTGAGAGTATTTAGTAGTTGGTTTAACTCTTGCCATTAAACCACCTTTTTCATTTAGTAAATTGATACTTCTTCTAGTTTCACCAACAGAATATCCGGCTTTGAATACTGCTTTTTTTACCATTTCTTGTTGTAAACTTGCTCCATTTTTCTTCACAATTTCTTTGACTAAAGTCATCTGTGCTTTATCTTTTAAACTTATCTGTAATTTCTTAATGCCATATATCTTTAGTCCCATCGCTATCGTCCCTTTCAAGATAAAAAGCTTTACTAAGTTGTTTATCTGCTGTTGGAATATATCGCTTTCCACGATATTCAACAACATTAAACGGCTTATTATAAGCATTTTTTAAGAATATAACTTTTCTTTGTTTGTTATAATCTCCGAAAATCTGAACTGACTTACCAAGTCCTAAATCCATTGTGAAGCATGCAACGATATCTGAATAGAGTTCTTTATAGACATGTTCTCCTGTTTCATAATCATACTCATTTTTATCTACTTGTTTTAAAATTGCTCTTTCTGAATATCTCATTAGAATATTAATAATTGACCTTTCTTTGATTTTTCTTTCTTGAAGTCTTCTCTTAACATTTCATCCCAGGGGGCGAACTCATTTAAGAAAGTCTCATAGTTAACAGAGTGACCTTCAACGGATTCAGACGTAGCACCCTCAGCACCACGTCTGTTAAATCTTTTGATAACACAATCTTCAATAATGAACCTGTATTTATTTTCAATTTCATCTTGTTTATAAGTGAATTTGAAATGGTCAATAACCTTATCAATAAGTCTGCATAGGATAGTATCTTGCAAAGTATCACGAATATCTAAATCTTCTTTAACGTTATCTAATACTAAATCTCTATCCATAAATTATCTCCTAAGGTTCGATATCTAACATATACACATCATCTAATCTTTCAAATGACGGTAAAGCAATCATAGATACTTTAGTTTGTACGTTAACAGGATCAACTAGTTTTTGAGTTGTGATAGCAATACCAGTATTTACAACTTTCACTTCAACTCCAGAAACATTACCACCTAATAAATCAGATTCTTCTGGTGTAGTACCAAATACTGTTTTACCTAAAATAGCATTAGGAATAAATGATACATAACCTTCTGGATAGAATTTTTTAGCAACTCCATCATCATCTGTGAATGTATCGTTTTTAATCTCAACTTTTACACCATGTGTATCTGAAAGATAATCAGTTAATTCAGTAGTTGTTACTGTTGCTCCTTTAGGTGCTAATGGTTTAACAATTTTAATAGTTGAGTCTGCTTTTCTGATTAAACCGAATGTTTTTTGAGTCATGATAAGAATTTCTGCTTTCTTACCTTGATTTTCCATAGCTTCAATTGCTTTTTCAATATCTGCTAGTGGAGTTGCTCCTGCTTCAGTCCATTTTGTTCCTACAGTTCCTTTCATAGAGTCTTTAACTCCATAATCAAACTCTTGAGCTACTCCGTTATTGTTAAATGAGATTTTACCAGTTGCTAACACTTGCATTCTCATAGCTTCTAATCGTGCTAATGCACCGTTAAATAAATGTGTTTGGTCATCAAAAATACCAGCAATCACACTATCAATAAGTGCTTGATTACCAGTAGCTTCAATCATATTTAATTGTTGTCTTTCTTCCTCTTTAACAACAAGAGCTTCTTTGAAGAATGGCATTTGCTCTTCTGTTACGCTTAAGTTCATTCTTTCACGTAGTGGAGCTTTAGTATCGAACGCAGCAGGTTTTAAAGCTACTGCTTTACCACTTCCACCTTTTACAAATGCTAATTTAATTCCTAATTGTTTTCTAGCAGGGAATAATTTATCTCCTAAAGTAGTATCAACGTTCTCTTGTGAAGCGTTCCAATATCCACTTACATTTTCTGCTGTAATTGTATCGTAAATTAATGCCATATTTTATAGTCCTCCTTATGCACCTTTTACAAATTTGATTAAGTTTAATTTTGATTTTACGTTTGCATCAACAGTACCACCGTTGCATTTATCTTCACGTAAAGTACCTTTAAATACACACGCTACTACTGAGTCTCCGTCAGTTAAATCAACATCATGTAATGCCACTCCATCAACGTATTGTGCTGTTGCATCACCAGTTAATTTCTTAACTTTTTTTGTTCTGTCTTCGAAAATAGACTTACCATCTCCAGCTAGTAATGTTCCAGCTTTTAATAATTTACGTCCGTTTTCTGTTACTGTTCCTGTAGTTGCTTTATCTACTGTTACTGAAATAGCTTCAAAATCTAAGTTATGTAAGATTTCAGTTTTATTAAAAATTGTTGTTGTTTTCATCTCTTATCCTCCTAAAATGGTTTTTTGTAACTTACACCTTGTGCCAGTCTTGCTCCTAAATTCAACGGTTTTTCTGCTCCAGTAGCACCAACATTAGGTGTCGTTTGTCTAGCGGATTCTTTCACAGCATTATTAACTGCATCTTTAAATGCTTTTTCGAATACATTCACCGCTTTTAAAGCATCTTCTGCTGTCCCATGTAAAGCGAATGTCTCAGCTAATTCAGTAGGTAATCCTTTACTAACTAAATCTTTCTGAACTTCCACAATTAGTTGAGAGTGTCTAAATTCAGCTACTTGTTTCTCAAATGCTGCTTTTTGGTCCTCAAAGTCTTTATCACGTTTTTGACTTTCACTTAATTTTGAATAGTCTTCGCGTTTTTTTATCTCTTCTTCTAATCTTGAATTAAAGTTAGCTTCATTTTTCGCTTGTTGATTTTTTAAAGCTGCTTGTACTGCTTTATTTACATAGCTATCTAATTCAGATTGAGTAGCAGGTGCTTTAAACTCAGGTTCAGTATTATTTGTTTCCGCTGTTCCTTCATCTGCAAAGTGTTGTAAGTTTAGTTTTAATAAAAATTGTTTGTTCATTGTTTCTCCTTATCCACGCTAGTCCTATTTCTTATTGATCAGTTGTGCACCACTTATCTTTTAGAAATAAGCCACGCTAGTTTAATTTGACATAATAAAAAGACCTTTTAACGTCATGTCTAGGACGAAAATGGAAAGTAAGCGGTTTATTTCCATTTTGACATAATAAAAACACCTAACAAAAAATGTTAAGTGTTTAATCTTCTAGTATATAATCATTAACTTTATATCCTAGCTTATCTTTTATTTTGTTGAATAGCTCTAATTTCTCTTTAGGAGTATCTTTTGAAAAAATATAAGTTACTCCATCACCATTTTCTCCATCTATTATCCACGGTTCTATTTCTTTAATAAATATTAATGTTTCTTTAGATGGTAACGTCATTATTTCCATTCTAGTACTCCTTTCACTTTATTCAATAATTCTTTATCATCTAGTTTCTGATTCAATACTGTTACTTCTGCCACTATTTCATTTATATTTCTTTTCTTCCACGCTTCTTTTGCATTTTGACTTATGTTTTTCACATAAAAGAAATCTGTGTTTTCTTGCATCTTCACATATTTTATTAAATCTTCGTCTAAATGTTTTTTTGCTTCTTCTAAGCTATTATATAATTTTTTCTTTTTGTTGTAAAGCCTTTTAGCACTATCCCAATGCATTTTATGAGCTAATTCATGAGTTATTATATCGTTCAAATCTTTAGAAGCGAAATACCCATCAGCTAGTATTTCTTTTATACTCTCTTCCGAATTTAAACTGTCACTTATATATAAAGCATCATCTACTCTATTATATCCCGCTATACCTTTTAATTTTTGATTTTTTAAAATAACTACTCTAGGAACATTACTAAATTTTGGTAATTCTTCTTGAACTAGTCTTAAAGTATCACGTATCTTTTTAGTATTATCTTGAGTCCATATGTCGTATTTAGTTCCATATACCTTTTTAGCACTAAACTTAATATCATCATTTATAGCATTTTTGATTTTAAATTCTTTTGATTTACTCATTAAATCGACATCATTTTCAACTTCTTCTTTATCCAGCCCTCTTGCTTTACGATATTCAGCTATCTCTTTGTCTAGTTTTTCGCTATCGTAATAAGCCGCACTTGAACATTTACAGAATGGATGCATAGGATAGTAATTTACACCTACTTCTCTATCTTTAATCTTAAAATGTTGTCCATCAAGATGCTTGCAAATATCACACGCTGTTGGTTCAGAGATATACACATACTCCTCATATCCTGCTTGCTCCATGCTGTCTATTTGAACATCTCCTTGAACTCGTGCCGCTTCAGTTACTAATAGTCTTTTAGCTTCATGAACACCAACGTCAATTTGTTTTCTAAGTCGTCCTACTAATTCAGTTGAGTTTCCACCTTGAATAATAGAGCGTCTTAACATAACCTCAATAGTATTCATTAAAGCCTTTTGATTAGTCCACAATGTTTTACTGAAGTTTCCGTATTTATAATCACTATTCACAATTGCTTTAATACCTTCTTTGCTGTATCTCAATTCAGTATCAAGTATTCCAGCTTGTCTAGCATATTCAGTCTTACCTAACTTTTCTAAGTGATCAGTTATTTCTTTGTTATTCTCTTCAGTTAAGTTTGTTAAGTGTAAGTTTATTTCCGCTTTTAGTAACTCTAACCTATTAATTCTCATAGTAGCATTATAAAGCTTCAATTCTGCATTAGCTTCTGGGCTAAAATCTTTGTTCTTAACATACTCTTTTGCTTTCTTCTGAAAGGCTTTTACGTCGTGCTCAGATACTCTCTTTTGTGCTTCCTCTATAGAAATACCTGCAACCTTTGAATAACGTTCATAGAACACTTTAATTTGATGTTCTACATCTGCTAATGTAATAACAAAGTTCTTTTCAATCTGAGTCATTGTCTCTTTTTCGTCTTTAATTTGACTAAGTTGGTTTGCTAATTCTCTTTTCTTCCAGTAATTAAACGATTGTTTCATCTACTATCACCTCTTCACCGTCGTGTAAGTAGCTTTCTATATCAATTTCACTAAGTCCTAAGTCTTTTAAGAATTTTCTTGCTAATGCTTCGCTATAATCTCCTGCTTTGAATTTTTTAAGTATACTTGTGATTTTATAAAGTAGTTTTCCTTTATCAACATCATATCCAGTATTTTCTTCAGTAACTGCTGGCGCATCAAGTAATTCTTGTTCTTTTTTCGGGTCATCTACAATTCCAGTTAGTCTCATTGCTGTTTCATTAGTGACCATTCCTCCTAATGATTTAAAAGCGTTGATAGTTTCTTCAAGTGCTTTAGGTAGATTAGGATTAAATGTGATTTTAAGTTTTGAAATGTCAAAATCAGTTAATTCTTTTACATAGTCACCGATATTAGCTATGAGTTGATATCTACGCTTTAAACTTTTCTCAAACAACGATTGAGTATCTACTCTTGCTTGCTCCAGTCCAAACAATTTATACTTCATAGCTTCACCGCTTTGAACACCACTAAAATTAGTGTCTGTCATATCTGGAGTATTAGTATATTTATGAATATCATTTACAATACGTTTTTTATAAGACTCAACACCATTTACATCGTACTGTTTATATAGGTATTTAGCATCTACTTTACCTTCAGTCCCGTTAATATCCACAGGTGGTTTTAACTGTAATAACCTTGCACGTCTCATTTTACGCATATACTCAATTTGCTTTTTATTATCACCTAACACATCATCTGGAAAAGCCACTTGTCCGAAAATTGCAAGGATAGCATCAGAAGTATCTGTCATATAGTTTGCTGTGTCAGATTGAACTGCATCGTATGAGTCAATTAATGATAGCTCACTTTCGTAATCTCCCATACCTTCAGCCGTGTTGAGATATTCTGTGATAGGTACATCGTTAAACATATGAGGTTCAATTGCTAACTCAGTAATTACACCTTCTATCATTTGACACTTATAAATAACATCTTTAATATACACATCAATAAAGTGTTTCTTGTTATCTGATAGCCCTACAGAATAGTATCTTACACCAGCTAACATTTTATCTTCTAAAGTATTATCATAAATCACAAACGTATTTAACGGATCTAGTCTCTTAACTTTCGTTACATCTTCCATTGAACGATAAACTAAGTCGTATGCTCTACCTACTTTTGATAAATCTAATACAAGCATTCTGTTTAAATCATGAAAACTGTTGACTTTAGCTATTTCTTTCAGCACTTCATCTGTTGCACTATTTTCTTCTCCATCTTCATATTCAACTTGAATAGGTTTACCAACCAAATATCCTTGCTTAAACACAGATATACTCTTCCCAAAATTATGAATAATTCTAGTGTCCGCCATATCTTGCTCACTACGTCTTTGTTGAATGCTAATAGTATGGTTATTACCTTCTGAATAATCGTATAACTCTTGAATTCTAGGACGTTGTATATTTTTATGATGTTCCAGGAATTCTCTTAAAACTTTATGTTCGTTTTCAAATAGTTCTTCAACGTTATTAATTCTGTAACGCATTCTAGACTCTCTATGAAATCTAAGTGTTAAAGTTTTACTTTTACCTGTACTATCAACGAATGTTTCATTGTATGCCATTTATTATCCTTTCCCAAATCCAGCAACAAGCGTGCTGTATTGATTATCTTGTTTATTTTGTTGACCAATAATATTAATGTGAGGTATATATCCATATTGACTAGCGTTGATAGTATGGTCATTTCTATCTTCTGGTTCGTCTTTATCTTCTTTCCACGAATATATATTTAACTCTCTGATATGCTCCTCACAGTGGTTTAACACTAAGTATTTTAAATTCTTCATCCAACCACTTGAAATATTAATCCTATCTATGATTCTTACACGCTTATCAGCATTATAAAACTCATATATCAATCCTTTTTGTTGTTTATACTTTCTTAATTCCATCATCGTTGCCTGGTCAGCGTTATCAACATAAACCTTACGACAGAAGCCCCACTTATCTTTACAGTAATCTAAAAAATTATGTAATTTTACTGCAACGTCTGAAGGTGCTATTTTACTGTTGTTAAAGTCTTTATTGTTATAAGTTTTTTCTTCAAGTGCAATAAGTTCTCCGTCTGTTGTGATACCTTGAAAAATAAACGATATTGTATCTTCAGTCTTATCTGAGTAAGATGTATCGACACCACAAGAATAGCGGATAAATGTTTTAGTCCTTGCTATATTTTCGGTTATAACATTTAATTTTCTATCAAACATACTGAATACTAAACCTTCTGCACGTCCTCTTAAACCTTGAATTTTGTTCTTATAAAGTTTTGTGCCAACTGCAACTGTATTTTTAATCTTTTCTTTTTTTTCTTCCGATAATCCGTAATTATGATCAAAAGAAAAAAACCAATAAGTCCAATTAGCTTGCTCTGGTTCAATTAACATTTCTCTTATTTCCTGCGGTGTATCATATTCATATTTAGGTAATGCTCTAAACCTGTTTATATACCTTGAATAGATAGGGAGTGTAGGGTCATCTGGATTCATTGTACACATCCAATAATCACATCGCATAGTTGCTTCTTGTACAAAATCGATATTAGCTGTATTTATTTCATCGATAAAACCACAACCAAACTGTGAACCTAACGCTTTTTCCCATTTATCTCTAGATGAATAACCTAAAATAAATATAATCTTCTCACCGCTAGGAGTATCATATTTTAAATGCGGTATTTTATAGTTAGCATCACCATTACCACGATATACTATGTATTCTTCGAATATATCAGTAATTCCTAAATCTGACTGAATTATATTCTTCTCAGCATCTCCGACTGACTTCGCACTAATGAAATGTAATTTTTGTTTACTCTGTGCAACTTTCAACATAAATTTAACAACACCTACAGTAGTTTTCCCTGCTGCTGTTGTTCCTTCTAATGCTTCCGCTTCTGCTTTATGCTTCAAGAAATATTTATACTTCGGAGATAACACAATGTTATTCATCGTCTTTCTCCTCTAGTTGAGTTAGGATACTTTCAAGTTTACTATTTGTAGTAACGTTCATTTCAATTTTCTCTGAAGTTAAACCGTATCTTTTCGCTAATTCAACCGCAGCACTTTTTCTCGTTGCTGCATTAGGTTTAATCTCTATAATTTGCTGTGCTCCATTTCCTATCCCTAATGCATAAGGCTCAAGTATTTCACCACGCATTACAGATGTGAAAAATTGCAACACTTCATCTTGATCAGCTATTTTTTTTGAACTTAATTCTGAAAGTCGTTCATCGATGTACGCTTTTACACCTACATTTTCCAACAATTTATGAGATTGTTTTTTTGCATAATTATCAGAATAACCTGCACTTATCGCCGATTTATAAACATTCCCACTAATGATGTACTCATCAGCGAATTTTTGTTGTTTTAAATTTAACTTTGCCAATTTTCCACCATCCTTTCTTGACAAATAAAAAAAGACAGTCGTTAAACTGTCTAGGGAGTAAATTTGATAGGCGATTTTAGGTAAGGTAGCATAAAACATCTTATATATACAAAAAATAGTTTCAAATTTAAAAGGGAGAAAAAAATCATCAGTATCATCTTACCTAAAATCTTATACTACCATTATAAGGCTTTTGTTACCGCCATTCAATAGAGTTTCTCCGCCAATTACCGCCAATTAGATTTTTATTGAAAAAATACCTTGAGAATTTAATCTTTGACATGTTCTCGTTGAAATATTCATTTTATATTTTATAGTTTCTTCGTCTAAGCAATCATAATATCTGTAAAACATGTAAAGTCTGCATTTATCATCTTTTATTTTATTCAAAACACCTCTAGTGATAATTTTCACATTCATTAATTCAGAGGTATTGTCATAAATCTCTTGTTCCAACTCAATAATTTTGCATACTATTATTTCCTGTTGACTTGTATTGCTACCGCTTGTTTTAAAATCTTCTTTGGTGTAATCAGTAATTTTTATAGATTTTTTCATCTCTGCTAATTCTTTTAGCTCGTCCATATTTCTTTTAATATGGCTTCTAATTGAATTTATTTTATTTAAAAAATTTTTACGTTTAAAATACTCTTCGTTACTCAATTTTCTTTGCATACACATCTCCTATTATCAGTATTTTATCGTTGATATCACATAAATCAACCGTTAACTGTTTAAATTCAACAACAAACTTTCCTTTAGTAAACTTTACTTCACCTATTAATTGTTTATTGTATTTAACAATGTTATTTTCAAATATCATATTGCCCCACTTATCTTTTAGTTCACTACAGCGTAAAATCGTGAAGTTTTTAGTTTTAATATTTCCGTAAGGACGTACTTCTAATACAATCTCTTTAGTTTTAAAATTGTATTTAACCACAGATTTTACACCTTGGGTGGGAGTATAAGCTTTTAGATCGTACATAATAGTTTACCTCTACTTAATCATAGTTTTTAAAAATAGCACATCTGGAGCATGTGTATTTCTGTAAATATACAGTCCGATTATTAATATAACAATCACAATTATCGGTATTATTATACAAACAGCTTGTGCTAAAGTACCATCGTTACTACCACCAGTTACCATAAGTGCTGTTACTGTAAACATCGCAACAAAAATTCCTAAAATGACTAAATAATATATCATACTACTACATGTTTCATAAGTAGCATTTTGCCATTTTAACATTTCATACACTTCTGGTGCTTTATCAATCGCTATATTAAGTTTTTCTGTTATTTTCTGCATTAATTCATCCATTATAAAAGTACCTCCTTAATCTTTATCCATGAATTTTTTTGCTATATACACACTACAAAATATCGCAATAATTAAAACTAAAGTCATATTATCACCTAACTCAATCATTAGCAAAGCACCTCTTTAATTTCCTCTCCGAATTCTTTGATAAATAGTTCTGCTATTTCTTCTGATTCGAAATAAGGTAGTTTTAAAAATTCTCGATAACGGTAATTCTCATAAATTTCAAATTCTTCACACTCGTTATGATACATTACAGTCCATTTTTCTTCGTTATAATCATTCCAGTTAGGTGTCCAACCTTCATTATGTTCTTCAGCCCACTTATGCATTTTAAACAGTAATATACGTTCTCTTTCATATTGTTTAACTTCTCTTTCAGTTTCAAATGTTATACCTCGTTGATATATTTCCTTATATGCATCAATACTAATTATATTTCCTACTACATAAATTTCCCCTATTTCATCAGCATAGTAATAGTTTCTTATATCATCCGGCATCCTCACTTTATAAGGCTTTTTCTCAGCCTTACTTTCTAACAGCTTAATTCTTAAGTTAGTAATTTGTTCTTCTAGTCGTTTTACTTCTTTTTCTAATTCTTCGTTAGTCATTTTTATTCCTCCATTAAATCTTTGTTTTCGTAAATGTTACCTATAACTTCTGTTTTTGATAATGTTTCTTTAGCTTCATCATATCCTTCTGCTTCTTCTGAAAACCAATATATATCATCTTCTTTAACTGTATAAAAGCCATAAACATTATGAAATTTTATAGGAAGAATACCTGCAAAATCTGTTTTCAAAATATCTCCACTTTCAATTTCTTTTCCGTTTTTATCCATAAAACCAGTCCCGTAAATAAATTCAACTTCATCGAAATCACAGTATCGATATCTAGATGCTTCTTCATCGTAAATTTCAACTACTTTAGTATCAAATCTAATTGACTCTACTTCTATCACTTTATTCAAACGCTTAATATACACTTTAGGTTGTTTAATCATTGTCATCATACTCCGTAACTCCTAACTTTTCCAATTCTTCAGCCAATTCTCTTCTTATTCCTAATAGAACTTGTATAATTTTAACTCTGTGTTCTTTCTTTATTGTTACTCCGGCAAAGGGACTGCATACCGTTAAAGTTCTTTCAGGGTTTTGAACGTCCATTGTAAAACTATCCAATTTTTTTATTTCATCAATTAATTTATTAGCTTCTTTTATTTCTCTAAAATTCATCACTTATCCTCCACTACACCTAATTTATTCAACTCTTCAACCAGTTCATCTCTAATTTCATTTATAACAGTTATAATTTTTTTCTTGTGTTCGCTACCAAAATACATTGAATAATCACCTAAACCTATTTTCATATCTCTAACAGAATTTTCAATCATACTCAATGTAAAATCAATTTCTTTAATTTTTCCTAATAAGTTATTTGCCTTTTCTAATTCTCTATAATTCATTTTAAAACTCCAACCTTTCTAATTCTCTTATAAAACGTCTAAGAACAGCTGTAAAGTGTTCTTTCTCTTGTTCACTTTGAAGTTGAATACCTAAGTTATTCTTAAACACAAACTCTTGTTTAGTTCTGTAAGAAATCGTACGACCTCTATACTCGATAAATAGGTTATCTATATCTTTAAACTTAGCTATTTTTAATTTCATTGTTAATCCTCCGCTCTTAATAATCTCTAAATGTATTTACACCGAAATTGTAAGCCAACCTATATTCCTGGCATAGACTCTCAACTCTATCAATAAAACCTAAATAATCTATATCAGCTCTAAATTCTCTAATTAGTCCTAACGTTATCTTTAAATGATTTTCTAATCTACTTACTACTAATTCATCTAAACTAGAATTTATTTCATCAATATCAATTACTTCTTTTTCTTTTGGGATAGTTGGTGTGTTCCACTTATCCTTTTTATTTGTACAAATTTCAGTGTAAATTACTTCTCTTTTATCGCAATCATATATTTCTTTATGAACTTCTTTAAATTCACCATTTTTAGAAATAACAAGAAATAATACTGAAATAGGTGTGTCTTCGAACGCTCCTTCGATTAAATTCAATTCAACTAACCTATCTCCTATTAAATCCCTCATTTTCTGTTCAGCCTTTCTATAAGCGATCCCAGGAAAGCAAATGTGAAAAGCGAACTGTTCTGTATAGTTTAATGATTTTAGAATAAAAATATCATCTACTACACCACTTTTCTTCCAAAGGAATTCATTTTGAATGTTAGTTTGTTCTTCTTCTGATAAATCTTTAAACTTCATTGAAAATGGTGGGTTCATAACAATACAATCAGCAGTTATATCTTCATCAAAATTAAAGAAACTCATATTATAAATATTTCTATTCGGAAATAGATCACTGTTCTTTTCAAACGTATCACAAGACGCTTTTTGTATCTCTACACCTATTAAATATTTTGGTTTGATAAATTGTTCTAACTGACCGCTACCAATTGCACCATCAAATACTGTAGGATTTTCACCAACATATTTCTTTACCTTCTCAGCCACATATTGCCTTAATTCTTTTCCTGTAATGTATTCAGCGTGCTTTTTAGCTATATCTCTATTATTGTGTTCAATCAATCGACACTCACTCCTATCTGTATATCTCCTTCAACTATTTTTATTAAAAACTAGCCACCTTGTTTTACCTCTTTTATCTCCAAACAGTGGCGTTCTGTTAATTATTTTTAAAATTTCATTAACATGGATTTGACTATCATTCCATTTGAATATTAAAGTTCCCTTATCACTTAAAACTCTATTACATTCATTAAATCCTTTAAGTATTATTTCTGGCCAATTCTTTTTGTCTAACTTTCCGTATTTTTTAGCTAACCAACTATTTTCACCTGCATATATTAAATGTGGTGGATCAAATACGATTAAATCAAACTCATTATCTTTAAAAGGCAAATTTGTAAAATCAGCTAATACATCTGGATTAACATTAACAACATGGCCACTCGATAATTTTTCGTAAAACTTTCTGTTATCAACAAAAGTTACATCCTTATTATTTTTATCATACCAAAACATCCTACTTCCACAACATACATCTAATATTTTCATTAGCCGTAAATCTCCTTATACTGCTTAAGTAATTGCAACTGTCTAATTTTTTCTTTTTGATCTTGAATAGTTCGTTCCTTAACTATATTATCGTTAGAAAGTTCCTCAATCGTGTTACTTGATACATACACACCTAATATCAATCCTGCTGTGAACATTGCTAACAACATTGACAATGTGATTAATATAATTTCTATGTTATCCCAAATTTTTTTAAACATTCCTTAACCTCCTATTTTGTTGTTTTCAGCTATTTTCTTTGTTTGTTCAGCTTGTCTGTCGTCTAGCTCTTTAACTCTTTCTTCTAGTCTTGCGTTTTTTATCCTTAATTCTATAGCTTCTTGTTTTTCTTTTTCTTGACGTTCGTTATAATCTTTTATATCCATAAATAGAACTACAAAATAAGCACCAACTAAAATTATAATTTCGGCTATAGCTAGTTTTTTTAACATTTTACCCTCTCCTTCACTCTAATTAAGTGTTTCTCTACTAGCTTGCTTATCAGTTCGTTGATATCCAACCCCACTTCATCCAACAGTTGTGATGGCATATCTTCAACTTTTAATAATTCTTGACCGTATTGTTCCATGTTAGTATCACTTTTCATTTCATAAACAGCTTCTATCAACTGTTCGATTCTTTTTTTACCAAAATGATAATTCGCCCTAAGCACCCAGGCTAATATGGTTGTGAACTCTGCAAGCATTTCTGTTCTTGCTTCTAATCTGATTTTCAATCTATCTTCTTGTTCTTTTATTTTTTTACTTCCTGGACTATTGACAGCAAATTTATTCTTTTTAATCTTTTTTGCCATGTTATCCTCCTATTTCTTTTGGAGTACATCCCAATACTTTAGCTAGTTTTCGTAACGTTTTAAATTTAGGCGTCTTGCATATACCTTTTCTGATATTAATAATCGTGTTAAAATGTACTCCAGATTTTTCACTTAATTCTTGATCAGTTATATTTTTGTTGTTCATTATCTTTTGTAAGTTAGTCATAATTCATATCCTCTAACAAAAACACCACTGATTGAATTGTAACGTTTTTCACTCTTAATGCTGCTAATATGCGAATCGTCTTTCCAGAAATTCAATTTAGTCATTTGATCAATAAACGCTTTTGCTAAATTATCCACATCAGGCTTTTTAGTATAATAATCACCATCTACCTTATTTTTCTCTAACGGAAAGCACCATATTAATTCAACCCCAATAGGAGCGTTTAACATTTTATCAGGAATACGACTAATCAATCCCGTTTTAAATATTTCTTTAGCTTCTTTCAAGTTGTGAGAATCAAAAATAATCGGCTTACCATTTTTTACTGAAATAATTTTATCTTGATGAGTGACCTTCGGTATTTTTTTCAAAGGCACAAAAAATTCAAATCCCATAATTCAATTTCACTTCCTTAACTCCAATTTAATTTTTTACCATTTCCATTTTTTCTTTTTTCATTTTTCGCGCGGAGTACAGGACGGTGTTGGTACAGACAGGAGGTGGTTTTTAAACCTCCTGTACTGTCCAACCTGTACTGTCCCTGTCACCCCTATCCACCATCATATACCTTAGGTATATGGTTGTCGGTGTCCAGACAAGACTATAAAAAACATAGTGTTTTCTAAAAAATACTAGACTGATTTTTAAATTGTCTTCTAAAAAATACTAGACTATTTTTTTAAAGTTCTGTCTCACGTTTTTTAATAGTTTTCGTATTCTTATCATACCTATATATTTTACTATTTTCTAATCTTCGTTCTATAGTTTTTACATTAACTCCTAAATAATCGGCGACCATTTGTTTAGACGGTTCTTCTCCAAAACTGCAATTTTCAACAGCTAATTCAAACTCTAACATGTTTTCTTTTTGTTGCTCTTTAGCTTGTTTTTGTCGCCCTTCTTTAGCTTTTGAATACCTACTCTTATCAGAATCTACCTCTATATCAGCTAATACTCCAACATCATCAACAGTATGTACAGGAAATCCAAACCACATATTAACAGGTTCAAATTTAGCGAACTCTCTAAGAGTACCCTCAACACGCCACGCTGTCGTTTGCTTTACAGACTCCTCAAGGCTCTTCGCTTCGGCTCTTACATCTAACAGATATCCACTAAGACTCTTCTCAGCATGATGTTTCATTTTTTCGTAACTGTAATGATCATCCATTCCAATCTTAGTTTTATAATACTGATTATTTAACGTTCTGATTTTATCTTCGTAGAACTTAACTAACGTATTATTAACTTGAGTTTTCATCAGTTGTTCAGGAATTTCAAGTTCAACTAAATCTATTAAGGCATCTGGGTCACGAGCAAATACTCCACTTCCACTGGCTCTATCCATCGATTTTTTACCACCTTGCGCCCCTTTTGAGTGATGGTGACAGTAAATAACTGAACATCCTAATTCTGTAGCGACCTTATCAAATTGGTTGGTAAAATGAGCCATCTGATCCGCGCTGTTTTCATCTCCAGTAAGCACCTTATAAATAGGGTCGATAATAACTGCTGTATAATTCTTCTTGTGCGCCCTTCTAATTAATTTAGGTGCTAACTTATCCATAGGTACAGTCTTACCTCTTAAATTCCATATATCAATGTTATTTAAGTTGTTAACTGGTATTCCTAATTTAGTGTAAACATCTTTAAATCTATGTAAGCAGCTTGCTCTATCTAACTCTAAATTCACATATAGCACCCTACCTTGTGCACATTCCCATTTTAACCACTTCTGACCTTCAGCAATTGCTATTGCCATTTCTATTAGTGCAAAACTCTTACCAGCTTTAGACGGTCCAGCAATAAGCATTTTGTGACCCTGTCTAAGCACTCCTTTTATTAGTTCGGGTGCTAATTCTGGCATATTATCCCAAAAATCTTCTAAAGACTCTGGATCTGGTAAATCGTCGTTTAAATCTTCTATAAATTCAAACCATTCATCCCAACTAGCTTTACCGATGTTAGTATCAATTAAGAATTGTTTTTTACCATTTCTCATAATCCCAGGCATTCTACTTAATCTTGATGGGTTCTTATTTTGAGTATCGACTGCTAAGCCATTTTTAGCGCAAACTTTATACAAATAATCAACACGCTTTTGGTACTCTTGATAATCTTTAGCTTCAATTTTAACGATAGCATGAACTGACTTACCACCACTATGCACTAAGCAAGCTACTGGTAACTCTAACTCACGAATAATAGCGTTTTGTTGAGAAATACTAGTTTTATCGCTCTCTACAAGTGCATATCTATATTCCGTTACATTATCATTCTTAACCCCCTTACCATCTAACGGGTTAAATCTTATCCATGCTCCAGCTTCTTTATTATAATCACCAATAACAAAGCCAATATCATCTTTATACTTATTTAACTTTTCGATTAAATGTCCCGCTGTACGATCATAGACACCTTTTTTGGGCTTATGTAATACTTTACCTTCTCCATCTTCCAATGGATAAGTTTCGGTCACAAACCCTACATTTTCGGTACTTTCAAATAACGTTTCTATGTACTTTATTAACTCCTTGACAGGTTGCCAATTAGTAGGTTCTTTTATTTCTTTACCTTCTATCCAGCTTTTGTCAATAAATTTATAATCACCATCTGATTTTATTTCATCATTCCAATCTAATGCATACGAATTTTCATAATTTATATATACTGGTGTATAACCTCTATCAACAGCCATTTGAAATATAGTGCCCCCTGTGACAGGCTTACCAGCACCATTAAATGTATTCCATTTTCTAAGGCATTCACCTTCTTTATATCTAACGTCATTTTGTGACCACAAGTCCCATTCTTGTACTGTGTGTCCTTCATACTTTAAAGCCATACCAACATTTACCCATTCTTGATAATCAAGAGTAGCAGGATTTATATATTCTAATAATTCTAATAAATTGTTCTTATTTTCCATTTTCTAACTCTTCCACTCCTAATTCTCTAAAATATTCTGGTTTACCTATTGACAATTCTTTGATTTTAATATATTGTGTATATGAACGAATCTTTTTATAAATGACGTACTCTCCTACAAAATTGAGTGCGTCTTTTTCTGTTTTAAAAACTCCTAATTGATTATTAGGGAATATATTCGGGTTATCATCACAAACCAAATAGATTTTCTCTCCCTTACGTAATTTTCTTTCTTCCATTATTTTCACCTCTTAATTGTTTATTGTCCTGGAGTATATTCCTTAGCTATAATTCCTTTTGGCAATCTCCAGCCATTTGCTGCAATTCTTGTAATCATGTTATTTGCTTCTTCAAACTTCCAAGAACCAACTTTTCTAAATCCACGATTTTCTAATAATCTAATCTGTTTTGGAGTTGCTAAGCCTGCATCTCTTCTCTTATTAATTCTCTCAATCAACAAACTAGCTTTACCAGAACATTCAATTTCACTAGCATATATTCCCATTTTTTCTAATGTTTCAATTTGCTTCTTCGAAGGTGGTGCTTGTTCGCTTAAAAAACTAGGAACATAATTCGCTAAATCTTCCGCAGCAATACTCATTTCAAATTGTAACGGATCTACTAACTTACCTTTTTTACGTCTTTGTTCAGCGAGTTGTTTAGCTAAACTATCTTCTCTATCTTGAATTACTTCATCAGTTGCTTTAACTTCTACTTCTTCTAAGTCAACAGCAAAACCTACTTCTTTTTCACTCAGTTCAGTCATTTTTTTAGCTACTTCTTCACTTTGAGCGATTAAATGAGCAGGACGACACAATTCATGTTTTTCAACATGCCATAAAAAATCTAATAGGAGTAAATTTTCTTTCCCTGGGTGTAATCTTGTGCCACGTCCAACCATTTGTGAATATAAAGCCCTAACTTTAGTTGGTCTTAACACAATTACACAATCAACGCTAGGACAATCCCAACCTTCTGTAAGCAACATAGAATTACACAACACGTTATATTTATCCTTATCAAAATCTTCTAATATTTGTGCTCTATCTTTACTTTCTCCATTAACTTCAGCAGCTTTAAATCCTTTTGAATTAAGAATATCTCTAAACTTTTGACTAGTCGCTACTAACGGTAAAAATACAACCGTCTTTCTATTTTTACAATGTTTAATCATTTCATCAGCTATTTGTTCCAGATAGGGATCTAATGCACTGCTAACATCACTAGCTTTAAAATCTCCGTTTTGAGTAGCAACTCCACTTAAATCTAAATTTAACGGAATTGTTAAGCTTTGAATTTTACTCAAGTAACCTTCTTTAATAGCATCAACTATTTTATATTCGTAAGCTAAACTTTCAAAATAAGTCCCTAAGTCTTTCATATCTCCTCTATCTGGAGTGGCAGTAACACCTAATACTTTTGCTTTATCAAAATGATTAAGTACATTCTGATATCCGTTAGAAATACAATGATGTGCTTCGTCAATAACAATAGTATCGAAATAATCACTACTAAATTGTTTAAGACGTTTTTCACGTTGCAAAGTTTGAACACTTCCTACAGTTACTCTGAACCAACTACCTAATGAACTACTATCAGCCTTTTCAAGCGCTGTATTTAATCCAGTACTTTTCTTTAGCTTATCGCTAGCTTGTTCTAGAAGTTCACTTCTATGTGCTAGAATTAACACGCGTTCACCTAATTTAACTCTATCTTCTATAATTTTTGAAAAAACAATAGTCTTACCGCAACCAGTAGGAAGTACTAGGAGCGTTTTATTAACGCCCCCGTCCCACTGTTCTTGCACTTTTAACCTTGCCTCTTCTTGATAAGGTCTAAGTTGCATTTTTAAAAGCCACCTTGTCCGTTATTCCATGGTTGAGTGTTAGCGTTAAAAGTAGGTTGACTAACTTCATTTGTAAATGGATTTGCATTTAAAACTTTAGTGATGTCTACATCTTCTCTGTAAATCATACTTTTAACTTCATTGTACTGATTGCCGTTACTTTCTCTAATTCCCACCTTACAAACTCCAGTAGTGCCTGCAATTTTATTCCAAGGCATTTTTAGTGGCTCACCTTTTTTCTTAAATCCAATAGCGCCAAAGAATGCCGAAAGAAATCCTTCTACAGAACTATATAAAAATAAATTATGTTTAAGTGTTGCTTCACCTTCATTAGTTTCAATTTTTAAAGAAATAATCGCTTTTTTACATCGTGGTAATTTAGACTCAGGACCTTTAGGTTCGTGCTCTCCTCTTTCATATCCTAAACAAGTAAATTGATATAACCCTGGAGGTAACAGAAGATATTCACTATCCTTTTCTATCTCCGAATCCCAGTCTAATTCTCTATCAAAATTGTTGTTGTAATTTGTATTCATTTTTAAATCTCCTTAAATTTTTATTATTGTTTTAATTGTTTTAATAACTGTTTTAAACCTTCCCATTTAGGAATTATATATCCAGTAAGATATCCTTGTTCATTATAGACACTCATAGGAGTACCTTTTGGGAAATAACCTTTACTTTCAGTTACTAATTGAATATCCTCTTCTGTGATATTATCCTGCTGCATTAAATCCCATAACGGTTGAGGAATATAATCGGGTTTTGAAATAAATGGATCTACTAAATCTTCGACAGGTGTATTCTCAACCTTTTTTACAATATCTCCGAAATTATCCATTATTTTCTCTTCTTGTGTTTTCTCAATCTTTGGTGCTTCTAAATCACCATTATACTTAGGTTGTTCAAATTGTAATTGTTCTTTTTTCTCGTCTTTAAATTCAGTTTGAACAGTCTTTTTAACCTCTATTTTTTCCTCAGTTTTAAAAATATGAGCAATAGAATTATAATCTAATGGAAGTTCACTAGGTAAACCATGTCTGTTCTTAGCGTCCCATGCTGGATTGTGTTCAGTGTACATCACACGTTGATTTCCTTGTGCTTTCTTCTTCGTCGACTTCTCTTGTGAAATTAAGTACGTTTTGTAATTACAAAATAGTAATAAGTCCGCCCATTCTTTTACTAATGGTGCTGTTTGAGAACTAGTTTTTTTACCAAGTTTTAACTCGTATTTGTCATACGAACCCATTTCATCTGGCAGTTCAAACTTACGAATTTGAGCGTGAGCAGTTAACACAACATTTATTCCAATCTCAATTAAATCTTGTAATTTGTTTAAAAAACGTCCCATTTCTTCTTTAGCGTAAACATAACCATTTCCATAACCGAAATCTTCAATACCTTTTTTACCGTGCATAGCACACAAATTATCAACACACAGAGATTCCGCCCAGTCAATAGTATCAATAACTAATGTTTTACATACTGTTGGATTAGCCTTAATAAATGCGATTTGATTATTTAACATTATCCAGCTTGTGGGTTTGTCTAGTCTTGCAACGTCCATATTATCGGTTGAACCCTCAGTATCTATAAATAAAGGTTCTGGAAATTGAGAAGCTAGAGAACTTTTACCTATACCTTCAGTACCATAAATTACAACTTTTTGAGCTCTTGCTCGTTTACCTTTTGTGATTTTCATTAAAAACTACCTCCTACATTATTCTCCCAAGACGGTGCTTCTGTTTTTTTATTCTTAACATATCCATCTTCAATGATAATTTGACATTCTTCACCAGTAGATACTCTTGTCGCTATTGCTTGTAAATTGTTATCTTTTAACCAGTTACCAAAAGCAACCAAAGTCTCAAGATCCATTTGTTCTAATTTATCTACTAGCACAAATTCACATTGTGGATTAATCTTTCTAACAATAGCCGTTGCTACTATAAGCTGTTCAGAACCACTCATATTATCCCAAGGTTGCCCTTTATAAGTAATTACACCATTATCAACGCTTAACTCTTCTAATGGTAAATTAGCACCATTTAACAACTCTATTTTTTGTTTTCTCAATTCTTCGATAGAATTTGTTAAATCTTCATATTGATTTTTGTATGCTTCAGCGTCCTTTTCAGCACGCTCTCTATCCTGGTTAGCTCGTACTTTTCTGTTGATTTCTTCAATATTCTCAATACTTCTCTCTAATTCTTCAGTACTCTCATCAATTAGATCAACAACATCTCTATTTGCTATTTCAATATCAGAATTTAACTGTTCTAAATTTAAATTTAATTCTTTAAGCTGTGCTTCAAGTTCCGCTTTTTTGTTTTCAGCAAATACTTTTCTGGCTTGTAAATTATCCAGATTATCACGTTTACGTTGATTTTCTCCATTTTTAGCAAGTATTTCTTGTTGTTCTTTAATTAGTTCAGAAGCACTTACTAATTCATTTCCAACTTCTTTAAAGAATGGTTGTTCTTCAGCAAAATGTTTCTTCTGGTCTCTAATTTGTCCGACAGTACGACGTTTGTTGTAAATCTCTAATTCTTCTTGTTCAATTTGATATAATTTTTCACCTAAACCATCAACTGTATTTAATAAGGCTTTGGTTTTGTCTTTTGAGTTCATCTCCATAAATTTTGGCAAATTAATAGCGAACTGTTCAACAAAACTATTTAATAAGTTTTGACCAGCCTTTTTACCACTAGGATCTGTTACTTTTAACTTTCCATCTTCTCCCTTACGTTCGACAATAAGCCCGTTATCAAGTTGAATTTTAATAATTGGTTGCACTACGCTACCGTCTCTTAGTGGATTAGATGGCTTATAAGCATTTCCACCTAACGCCCATGCTATTGAGTCCAGAACACTAGTTTTACCTTGACCATTTCTACCTCCAACAACAGTTAATCCATTAGCTGTAGGTTCAATCTGAACAGCTTTAACTCTTTTAACATTTTCTATTTCTAATTTATTAATCTTCACCATTTTCTTCATCTCCTAATCTACTTTGTTTTCTGAATTTTATGTACGCTTCTAATACTTCTAATTCTTCATCTCCTGACATTGCAAAGTAAGCTTTACCTACTTTAGTATCTGGATGTTCATATGTTAACATATTGTGAAAATGTGCTATATCACCAAAAATATATCCATCATCATCATCATAAAGTCCTTTTAATTCATTTAAAACTATTTCTTTATTCTCCATGAGCTAAATCTCCTAAAATATCGATTAGTTCTTTAATCTCTTCAATAGTAAGTTCTTGTTTCTCTATTAATTCTCTGAACTTTTCATTTTCAAATGGATTTTTACCAATTTCAGCTAAATTTGCAATGGCTCTAGGTACGTTGCAGATGCCTTTAATATTTAACGCTTGAATATTTCTTATTCGGTTGACAAGTCGCACTTCTTGAGAATTTAATAAGGTATGTAATTTACCAATAGTCGCTATCTCTTCTTCCTTTTCGTTCAATAAATCATTACCTTTTTCATCAAGTAATTTTGCTTTATATTCCTTACCTAAAATAGAACTAATTAAGAATGTTGATTCTTGAATTATCTTCTTAATATCAGTTGTTGGTTCATCGTGTTTTTTACACAGTCTAAAATATCTTTTACCAACGCTCCAGTACCATGCTACTTGCTCGTGAGTCATATTGGCATCGTTTACTATATCTTTTAAAATATGTCTTGTTTCAAGCTGTAAATTATCGACAACAACCTCTTTTCCATCGATAATTACAGGTATATTTTTAAGTTCAATTTTGTAATGTTTCGGATTAGGTTTATTAATATTATCTTTTGTCACTTGATTTTTCCTCCTAAATATGTTATTTTAAAGTTGTAAATTTTTGTAAGTAGTCGTTGTTTTAAACGGCTATTTTTTTATATTAAATAACCACCTTTTTTCATCTTTCAACAACATGATTTTAAATACATGCAATTTCATTTTTTGTCGGTAATAATCCATCATGCTTGAAATATCTTCTTCTTTTACATCGATTGCTCCATATTCTAAAGCTTTCAACATTCCACCTAAGATATAAGCATTTACAGTATTTTCTATTATTTGCTTGTTATCTTCAGTTTCTTCTAAGTCATCTAGTTTTAGTAATTCTAGAATTTCATCATTAATATTTACTAACATTGATTATTCTTCCTCCAACATCTCCATTAATAGTTGTTTTAAAAACATCTTTGAATATTCTTTTTTAAGACTTTCTAAGACGTATGTATCTACACCTTTTCCTCCAGTAGTGACATAATTGTCTAAAGAACTGATTAACATTATAGATATTGATTTTTCCATTTCTTCTAAATCTAATCTATTTTTCATCAACGGTTCTAATAAATTTATAACTCTATCATCTATATTAATTTTCATTTCCTAATACCCCTCTTTTTGACGTTGAATATTCACTAACGATTTCTTTTTATAAGCTTCAAATAAATCTTCAAAACTGTAATAAATCATTGCAATATTTAAGATTAATTCAATAGCAAACCCAACTGACTGTTTGTAAACTGTATTGTGTACACGTTTTGAGAACAATTCGCCATGTTCAATCTCATTTCTCATTAATTTAATGTGTTGATTATTATTCCTATTTAACACAGTTTTACATCTATCAAGTTCAAAATGTTTCTTATCGTCATTTAATAGCGACAATGCGAAAGCTAGACAATCAGCTAATTCATCTAATTGTTTTTCAACAGGTGTCTTATGTTTTTTCCAAATTTTGAAAAATCCTATGGCATTGTACCATTCATGGAATTCTTCACTTAAGGCTGTTATTATTTTGTCGCGTTGCCATGTTTCCATGTGGCTATCAACATCACGTTGAAGCATTTGTAAATCTATTAATTCTTCGTATAGTTTAAATTTATTCATTCTATTCTCCTTTCTTCTCTATATAAATTAAAATATTTTCATCTTCTAGGTAATCAAACAAATCTCCAACAGACTTACAATCATTCTCTTCGTATAATCCAGATAAAACTGCCACTAGGATATCCCCCTGTATTTTTACATGATCAAATAGATTGCTTCCAGTGTTAAAATATTCACCTTTAACTATCATTTTCTATACTCCTTTTAATTTATTCAAATCTATATCTAATGCATTTGCTAACCTCACGATATAATCAAATTTTAATGTAGCGTTTATTCTGTACCTAAAATTGTAAATACACGTTTTTGGCACACCGCTTATTTCTGATAGTTCAGTAGGTTTGATTTTTAGCTGTTTGATTTTTTCAATTAGCAAATCTCTAAACTTCATACTGTATTTATTGTTGTTTTTAGTGCTAACCTTATATCTAGTCATTGCTTTCACCGTCTTCAAATGCCTCCTTACCACGTTCATCTAAAATATAGAATGGTAATAATGTTGTTCCCAGTAGCAGTCCCAGTATCGTTCCCCATTCAATATTACTTAAAATGAACACACATACAGCTATTACTGTGCAAGTCCAATAGTAAGTATTGAATTTTCTCCTTCTTAAGTTATTCATTTTTTAAGCTCCTTTCTTTTGAGAATCATTATATAGATGTAAAAACATCTCAATTCTACCGTAATGATATTTTTTTAAACGATCATTCACAATGCGAATTAAATCATAAGAATTTTCAAGCTTCATAATCTCAGGTTCAATTTTTTTCAACATATACTTAGTTATCTTAATTTTTTGAAATAATTCATCTTTGTAAACCCAAAACTTTCGTTCAGCTAAAAACTTTTCGTAAGCTTCATCTTGTTCAGATGTGTTGAATATCATTTTAATCACTCCTTTTAATTTATGATATAATTACCTCAAAGGAGGTGAATTATATATGGAATTGAATTACGACTGTATTCGAGATGTGTTACTTGAGATTGAAAAAGTTACTACTTTCGATAAAAGTTTCACACTTTATAACAATCTTGATAATCTAAATCAATATACACCTGAAGAACTTAAGTACCATTTAAGACAATGTGATTCAGCCGGATTTTTATACAAATACCAATCATTCATGGACGGTAATATCAGTGTTCTAGATTTAAGTTTTCATGGTCACGAATTCTTACATTCTATTAGAACTGATAAAGTATGGTTTAAAACTAAAGATATTTGTAAAGAACTAGGTATCAAAACATTGAACGGTATTCTTCAGATTTCTTCTCAAATAATATCTCAAATCATTTCTGATAAGTTAGGTATTAGGTAACTTTTCACTCGCTATTGAATCTATCTCAACATCATCTACGATTAATTCAATAGTGAGTTTTGTTCTGTCGACATTAGCCTCAATACTATAACTGATTAACTTATCCAATTTAACATCATTCAAATAGAATTCCTTGTTTTTAATTGTAAATTTCATTCCCACTCCTCTTTTCTAAAATATTTCAAATTTAATTTGATATAATAGTTAAAAATTTAAAACCTAATGTTATCAAGCGGTATTCCGAAAATTAAACTTAATTCTTTCGCTTGTTTAACAGAAGGTGTTTGTCTGTACTTTTCCCAATTTACTATAGTTTGCTTCGTAACTCCTAGTTTTTTAGCAACATCAAGTTGTGTTAACTGAGCGTTTTCTCTAGCAGCACTAATTGAGATTTCTAATTTAGTCACTATATCACCACCATATTTTTTATATTTTGAGATTTTCTCAACCTCACGAATTCCATTATATATCAAATTTAATTTGATGTCAATACTTTAATCAAAAAAAATTTTACTTTTTGTATTGAAATTCAAAAAAAATTTGATATAATATAAGAAAGGAGTTGAATAACATGAGCAACAATCAAAAAGAAAAAATAATTTTTTCTAATAATTTAAAAAGATTAGTAGCTAATAGTAACTTACCTCAACGAGAAATAGCTAAACGAATTAAGGTATCTCCACAAACTTTTAACACGTGGACTCAAGGAATAGCAATTCCTAGAATGTCTAAAATTCAATTATTAGCTGATTTCTTTGATATAGAAAAATCTGATTTGATTGAAGAAAAAAGTAATATAGTTTCTGAAAATCAAGACATTTCTACAATGGTAGATGATTTAATGAACAATTTAAATAGTACACAAACCCTAATGTTTAAAGGCGAACCAATGGATGAAGTTACAAAGGAGTTAGTGCGTGCTTCAATAGAGCAAGCCGCTCGTATCGCTATGGCACGTCACAAAGAATCTAAACTTGACGATTAAAGATACTTATAATTCTCTTGTAAAAGAATTCGGAACAAACGATCCATTGAAAATAATAAAAGAATTAGGGATAATTGTACAATTTGCAAACCTTGGAGAAAATAAAGGTTTGTACCACACTTTGAAAGTAGATAACATAACATACCACTGCATACACATCAACAATAATCTATCTTCAAAAGAACAGCGTTACACATTAGCTCATGAATTAGGTCACTATATATTACATAAAGGATCTAACGTACATTTTCTAAGACGTGTAACAAGCACACCTCTATCAAGACAAGAAATAGAAGCAGATTTATTCGCTAGCTATTTCATGGTATCTGATGAGGAAATAAAAGAAATAAACAATCTTACATATATTTCTGAGGCCTATAGATTAGATTATAGAATATGTGAGAAAAGATTAGAATATATAATTTAAGGAGAAATACATTATGTTTTTTAAAAAGAACCCAGAAAAAGAACGTCTTAAACAAGAACGTAAACAAAAAGAATTAGAACTAAAAGAACAAAAGAAAAAAGAAAAAGAATTGTTAAAAGTTAAATCTAAAGAAATAGCGGATGAAAACAAAGCTAGAAGAACAGAATTCAAGAAAACACTAACTTATCCTGGTATTATAATTGATGAAATATCAGAATCGTTTAAGTTAAATATCGATTATTTCAAAGTATTTAAGTTTGATGAATTAGTAGATTATAAACTTATAGAAGATGGTGCAAAAGTTGCTCAAGGCGGAGTTTCAATAGGTCGTGTAGCAGCAGGAGGTATCTTATTAGGTGGTGCTGGAATGATAATTGGTGGTTTGACTGGTAAGAAAAAATTAGAAGATCAAGCTACTGAATTAAAAATTGAATTTACAGTTACAGGTTTAAATGAAGGTACATACAGTATCGATTTACTAAATAAACCTATCAAGACAAACAGTCTAGTCTATAAAGGATTAGTAATTAATGCTAAAGAAATAATTGAATTTTTCGATAAAATATCAAATGTAGAATAATTAATTAGATTTAAAATTAAATATATGTTATAATGATATCAGATAGGGCTATGCCCACCGTGAAGAAGTCTTTTATCATTAAAGGCTTCTTTTTCTTTTTAAACTAGTCAAATTCGATTCATTTAAATAAATAAAAAACTCTACACTAACAAGCGATCAAACTAGATAGTGTAGAGATACAGCAAGAATTTTAATAAAATAAAACTCTCTTTTATTATATCATAAAAAGGAGTGGAAAAGAATGACTTTTTACGCAAAAGAATTGTATATAAAAAAATTCAGGAAAATTGAAAATCAAACTATTTCATTCGGAAGAAGATTAAACGTAATTTCCGGCCAAAACGGAGTAGGAAAATCTAATATTATGGCTTTAGTCGTGGCAACATTTGGTAAAAAAACCAATAGGTTTTCCTCTGGTAATTTTCATCCAAAATATAACGATTTCTTCACTATTTCTGAAAATGAAAATTTCAGAAACTATGAATCACATTTGAAAGTAGAATCTTCTTGTTCTAAAGTAATCATTAGTAAAAGACAAAGTTTTAAAAATGATACTGAAGAAAATAGGAATATAAGACTCATTCCTCGAAATTCTACATATTTTTACAAAGAAAATTATACACAAGAAAAAGTGAAAGAAATAATAAAAAAAGAATATAATATTGGACCAGACGCCAGAATTCCTATTCCAGCTATAATATCAACATTATCTAGATTATATCCTGTTGGAGAAACTGAAATAACAAATAAAGTTCTACGAAAAAAATATTCTTCTGAAGTAAAAGATAAATATTCAGAATACTATAATATCGTTTTTCCTGCCTCTATAAATAACAATTCAAGCATAAATATAATTCAAAAATCTATAACTAAAAAAAATACTCTGTATATTGATTTGAATAATGCAACAAAAGAAACTCAATCAGTAGGGCAAGACAGTCTGAGTAGTATAATAACAGCACTTACTGATTTTTACCATTTAAAAATTTCAGACCCCGATAACTATGACGGAGGTATACTTTGTATAGATGAATTGGACTCTTCACTGCATCCTAAAGCACAAATTAATTTAATAAACCTTTTGGTTGAGACCGCCGAAGATTTAAATCTACAAATTTTCATAACGACTCACTCACTTACCATCATCAAGCAAATTATTAAATTAGAACGAGAGTCATCAAAGGATTATAAATTGATATATTTATTAGACCCTGAATTTCCTAGAGTTCACAATTATTCTAGTTATACAGAATTAAAATCTGATTTGTTCGATGAAATAAATGTCTATAAACCCATTGTAAAAATATATTGTGAGGATGAATATACCGAATTTATTTTTAAAGAACTGGAAAAAAGTTGTAAAAAAATTTTGAATAAATCTTTACCGGAATATAAAATAATCCCTATTCATTTAGGATGCACTAACTTATTAAAACTCCCTTCTCAGGATAGCTATTTTGGGAAAACTGTTATTGTTTTAGATGGCGACGCTAGATTAAAAGATAAACAAAATTTGCTATACGAATACATTAACAAACTTTCACTATCTGATAAAAATTCAAAAAAAATAAGTGCAAACTTTATATACTTACCAAGTTTCCTAGCTCCTGAATCATACATATATTTCTTATTATACACAATAACAAATAATGCTATTTACCATAGCTACTGGGCAAATCTTAATAATACAGAATTTTCAATATTAACAAAATCAAAATTAAATCATATTCTTTTGAATCAGGTTAATATCACTAGAGACACTAAAAATGATGAATTGAAAAAATTATTTACTAATAATAACTCACTAAATATAAAAGATTTAATAGTAAAAACTCAACTTTTTGATTTCTACTATCAAAATAACAAAAAAGAGTTGGAAAAGTATTATAATTATGTTCAAGAAGCTATTAATAAAACAAGTAAATATATTAAATCTGAAAATTACTAAAAACTGGCCAAAAATAATAGACTTTGTTATAATTAAAAGTGAGGTGATTATTATGTCAACATTATCTCCCCTACGATACCCAGGGAGCAAAAACAAAACCTATAACTATATAAAATACTTAGTAACTCTAAATAATTGCGATACATACATAGAACCATTCGTTGGCGGTGGTAGTGTAGCCATAAAACTGCTGCTAAATAAAGATATAAAAAATATTATGATAAATGATTATGATAAAGCAATATATGCATTTTGGTATTCAGTATTAAACCATACAGATGAATTAATTGAACTTATTAAAAATACTGAAATAACAATAGAAGAATGGCATAAGCAAAAGGCAATCAACAAAAATAAAGAATATAATAATAATTTATTAGAAATTGGCTTTTCTACACTATTTCTGAATAGAACTAATCGTTCAGGTATTTTAAAAGCTGGGGTAATTGGCGGTTTAAATCAAACTGGTAATTATAAATTAGATTGTAGATTCAATAAACTTTCAATAATAACAAAAATTCAAAATGTGGCCAAGTGTAAAAATAATATAAAACTTTACAATAAAGATGCCGAAGATTTTATTAGACAAAATATTTCTAAAACAAAAAACTCTTTAACATTTTTAGATCCACCTTATTTCAATAAAGGGCCTGAATTATATGTTAATTTTTATAATCAAGAAAATCACAAAAATTTAGCTAATACTATTAAGACTACGTTATTCAAGAAAAAATGGATACTCACTTATGATAAAGTATCAGAAATAGAAAAATTATATTCTGCGTTTAATAAAGTAGAATATTACCTCAATTATTCAGCTGGTAAACAAACTAGAGGTATCGAATTTATGTTTTTTTCTAAAGAAACATTACCTGGTCAAATAGATAAATATCTAAAACTAAAATAAAAAACTCCCCCGTCCGCCAAGGTACTGCACCCAAAAAATTGGACAAAATATTTAGTTATTTTTGTTTAGTATTTTAAACTTTAAAGTCAGTAAATTTTATTACTTTTAGTGACTTTCATTCCTTACAGTTATTTTAGATTTTTCGAACTATTTAGTCAAGGATTTTTAAAAGGCGTAGCCCTTGTCCTTGACTAAATAGGAGAGAAATCTAAACTGTAAAAGGAAATGAAAGTCTCTTTTTATTTATATTTGTTTCTATTAACTTTTCTATAGTTCACGGGACTTAATCCATCTAAATTCAACTTTATTCTCTCCTCATTATAATATTTTATATAATCTATAATAGCTTCTTTTAATTCATATTTATTCTTGAAAGTATTTTCAAATCCTTAATACATCTCAGATTTTAAAACTCCAAAGAAAGATTCCATAAATGCATTATCTGCCGATGTTCCCTTTCTAGACATTGATTGTTTAATTCCTTTTGCTTTAAGAATCTATCTATATGTAATATGTTGATATTGCCGACCTTGATCACTATGTAGTATCATGCCATCGTACCTATTATCTTGAAATTGCGATAACATTTAATATTGTTGTTCCATGTTAGGTGAGAATGAAATATTATAAGCTATTATCTCCGTATTATATCCATCAATTATAGGTGATAAATAAACTCTATCCTCTCCAATCTTGAATTGAGTTACATCTGTATAACATTTTTTTATGGTTCTGAGGTGAAGAAATCTCTAGCTATTATATTATCTGCGATTTTTTCAATTTCTTCTTTATATAAGTTGTATTTTCTAGTAGGTCTTACGAATGATAATACACCAAGTTTTCTCGTTAATCTTAAAACTTTTTTATGATTTACTATAAATCCCACATTTTTAAGTTCTAATGTTATTCTTCTATAACCGTATCTATATTTGTTCTTTTCCTGAATTAATAGAATAGCTTCTTCTATATTTTTATTTTTTTATCTTTATCTTTTTTATTTTTTGTATAATAATATGATAAACGAGATAAGCCTAAAATCTTTAATAGTATGTTTAATCTATGTGTTTCCTTTAATTCTTCTACTATTTTTGTTTTTTCTTCGTTTGAGATTGTTTTAACCTTATCTCCCTCAACTTTTTAAAACTTAATTTTCCGCACGTAGGTACTCAAGTTCCTTCTCTAATTGTTCTACTTTTGATAATTCATTTTTTTCTATCTTTTTATTATTATTTTTCATTTTACTAGTTCTTCCTCTCGGTTTCTCTAGTATATTATACCCGTTTTCTTTAAATTTTGAAATCTAATTACTAAGTAAAGCAGGGTTTGGTAATGTGTACTTTAATGAAGTAGATTTTATAGAATGTTCCAATATTAAAACCTCATTGATTATATCTAATTTTAATTCTGGTGGATAGTAATTATTTTTCCCCTTAATCAGCACTGTTTCACCATGTGAATCAGCTAATCTGACCATGTACTTCACATTACTAGAATCAATTTCAAACATTTTAGATGGTTCCTTGTATGAGTATCCTGCTTTCTTAAGTCTATACATCTCTATCCTATTTTCATCTATTAATCTCATAATAAATAGCCCTCCAAAATTTGTCCAAATTTAGGGGGCTATTACCAAGTGTAAAGATAGTTATTTTTTATTGTCTTTTTTAACGCTACAATACATGCACTAACTACTGAAACATTCAATGGATTTATTTCAATAATCATCTGTACACTGACCAAAACTATTGCAATTAAATTATGTTTATGATAAAATGAAATTATGAAAAGAGAGAGCCGTTTTAAAGACGGTGGCTCGAATATTTTAGTATTAAATAACTATCTTACCCTAAGCCAAAGCGTAAAGATGGTTATTTTTTATTGTCTTTTTTCAATGCTACAATACATGCACTAACTACTGAAACTATCAATAGATTTATTCCAATAATCGTCTGTACAATTTCGTATGCTGACAACTTGCTACTCCTTTCTTCAAGATTTTAGTGTATGCGAGCATAGCACCATCCCCTTTCATATTGAAGTAGCCACAGCAGTAGGAACTAGAAAAAGCAGATACTAACTTTTAGCACCTGCTTTTTAAGTTCCTGTTGCATACGCTATTCGTAATATTTTTCTTCAGTCTTTGACTTTGAAAAATAAACGACTACCGCAATCCTTATTTGGAAGATATTACACTCCTTAACTTCTCTCTCCAACTTGATTATATCAAATAAAAATTTAATAATCAATTAACAGAAGAGTTATTCTAAAAAACAGTGCGGAGAATATAAATTATTCCGACATCTATTTTTAGTTTTTGTATATTTCATAATATAACAGATTGATTGAGATTATTAATTGAAAAAGTGGTATAATAAATTTTAGATATAGAAGAATGATACAATATAACGGAGTTTTTTTGATGACAAGCAAAGAGGATCTATACAAATTAGATGAACTTTCTCCAAATGGTACATTTACAAAAGGAGAAGATATACCAACATATTTAAATACTAGGAAAGTTAAGGGAATACGTGAAAGAAAACAATTTATCCCTAGATGATTTAACGGAAGAAGAGAAATCTAAAATAATGAGCACCTATTGATTTCAGTAGAGGAGGAAAGATTATGTTACTTTTAAAACTGGTAAAAATTAATAATAATGTTGTTGTATATAATTATTTTCCAGAGAACGCTGAAGACTATGGAACAATAGAGTTAGACCTGATCTCAAAAGACGTTAGATTAATTAAACGAGCGGAAAAATACAAACAATCGATGTATTTAATGCATGCATATCAAGGATTATTAAGAATGTTAGATGAAAATGATTTTTCAGATACAAGAGTAGTTGCTTGGTACTAAGAAACGTGGAAGAGAGACACCTGGTAAATTTACCAAGTGTCTTTTATTTTATTACCTAGGAAGTTCAAAGCCAGGAGAA